GGCACTTGTGGGTAGGCTTGATGTTGCGGGAAATGTAACTCTAAGTGCAACAACATTCTGCGATGTTATTTCAGCAAACAGACAGAAAACAAATTTTATTACTGCAAGCTCTTATGCAGGTTTCGAAAACACTGTTGTATTGAAAGGGGGAATAAAAATTCTAGATAGTTCCGCGAGCAGTCCCATGGTTTTTTGTTCCAGAGGGTTCAATGACACCACACTGTACAGGCAAGCAGCTGGTGTACTAAAAACAGATAATACTTTCACAGTAGGCCAAAATTTACAAGTCAACGGCAGTACATATCTAGGCGATACCTTTGCTGATAATGTTTATGTTAATGCTGGCCATATAAGGCTAACAAATTGTACTGACCCTGCACAGTCTGTTGTCTTCGGCAATGTTTATTTAATGAATACTGCAAACGTTTACTTATCTGCAAATCGAATCTTGAGAACAGATAACAATGCTTCCATTGGTGGTGATCTGGATGTTTATGGAGATATAAACGCCATGGGCATAAGCAAATATCAGACCCTTAGTGCAGCAACAATACGCATTTCAGGGGGTGTCATTTTGACAAATATATTAAGTGCAGGTTTAGCAGATTTAAGGACATTAAAAAATATTAGCAGTGACAATCGATTGCTTTCAATATATGATGCAAATAACCTTAAGAACTTTGAGGTGCGGGTTGATAATAATCAGGTTGATTTGTATGTCATGAATCTTACTGGTGGTGGTACAGGTGTACCTTCATATGCAGATGATGAGTTCTATAAAGTGCAGACAACAATGTATAATGTTAGTGCTGCAAGACCAAAGACACCTTTTACAGGTCAAATGTTTTTTGATCGAACATACAATCTACCCATATGGTGGGATGGCTCGAAATGGATCGCACCTTTAAGTGGTACAAGCGACGGTATTGTTAATTGGGGACAAATTTAATGAGCAGTACTAATCTTTCAGTCTCAGATTTGCCTCGTACACAATTGTTACAGGACAATGATTTAATTATCGTACAAACAGAGAACGGCACGCAAACAATAACGTTTGAAAATCTTAACATTGTAAAGACAGATCTGTATAAAAATGCTTATGTAGGTAGAGATCTCAATGTGGAGCACGATCTATATGCTGATACTCTATATGTTAACAATCTTTGTGCAGCTAATGTGTTGAGTGATTCGTTTGCACGAGTCATTGATCTGCGTAAAACATTTACTGTTGGGGCAAATGTGTCAAGTGTTACAGTGATATATGATAATTTTTATAACTTGTTTAAAATTAATCGCAGTGCAATTACACCAACATTGTTTACTGTTGCTGTTGAACAACCACTCTTGCTCACGCCATATATAAGTCGTGGTGGCATTCAGTATCTGGCTGACGGTGATCTTTCAGTCTTAATTGTACTGAGTGGATATCCGACAACAAGAGAATCACTTGCAGAAATAAGATTTACGTATTTCTATTAATAGTGTGAGTGAAATAATAGCGCTTTATTAATTCTAATGAGCGCTTTCTTGGGCTCCAAACCTTCATCAACTAATCTCTTGTATTCGTTCTTGAAAGCGGAAACAAAATCTTCTGAGAGCTTGAAGTTTTTTGGGTAAAACTCTCTCTTTATAGTCTTGATGCTCTTGAAGCCTTCCATGAGGCTATTGACGTTATCATTATAATTCACCTAATTATTTATCTAAAAGGAACTTCTTTTTAAGGCGAGTTACAACATCATCATCTTGTTTAATTTTTTCTTGTGCTTCAAGGAGCTGTTGCATATCTTCAAGATTCTTAGGATCAAGAATACTTTCTTCATTATGAATCAAATCACCCTTTTCATCTAAATAAAGCTTCACCATTTCAATTCGCTCTTCAGGTGAACCAAAGATTTCAATGATGGGCGGAAAATCCTCTTCTGGAAAAAAAGGAGAGCGTCCTAGCTTTACCATTTGATAGGTTATGGCTTTAAAGATATTATCTATCTCTTCAATGTACTGCTTATCTATTTCTCTTGTTTCTTTGGGAGATATTTCAATAGGAGCAGCACGTGTAATGGGAATGTAGAAAATAATATCTAAATGCTTCATGCTTTCTTTTACAAGAGGAATACATTTGTCAATAAATTTTTTATCAATATCTGAAGACTGTTTATCGAGGCTCCAGAGTGAATAAACAATGTTATCAAGAGGACAGCGATCAAAAAGAATCTTATCACCTTTAGCCGTTTTTTGCAAATCGTCAATCAAGCAATTCAAGATTTTATATTGACCGTCTGCTGATACCTTCTTATTAATACCAATATTTTCTTCTTTAATAAGATTGCGGTATGACTCCGCAGATCTTGTATATTTCGGCCAAGTTTTAACAAAATCATTAATAAATGTCGTTTTGCCTTGACAAGCAGAACCAGAGATGGCTATTCGCATACGTATATTTTATATTATAGCTGTATTAAAATCTACCAAAAATGACTTAGTCAGAGTCGGTAAAGCGACGAGCAGCAGTTACTCCACGTACAGCCCCTTTGAAGGCGGTTTTTGAGGCAAACTTTGATGCTGTATTCATGGCTTTTACTACTCTTGCTCCTGCTATAGCAGACTTTGTTAGTGGCTTGCTGATGTGTCTAAGTTTTGTAAATTTAATAAGATCTGCAAAAGGAATAAGGGAAATGGCGCTTATTCCAGCATTGATGAAATGTTTGTTTTTAACATCAGGTGTTTTTGCTGCAGCTGCACGAAGCAAAGAGATCAAGGAATTTGTACCATCTGCCAGAATGCCAACTGTCGGTTCAATACCTGCAATATCAAGTGCGCCTTGTAACACGTTGAGCGCTTTGCTTTCTTTCTCACGGGAGGGCAAGGCTCGAGCTGCAGCTTGTGCAACATGTGGTGCAGCTGTTCTTAGACCGGCTTCTGCAATGTAAAACTGCTTAAAAGTGACCATTTCATATATATTTATACTTTTAAGGCTTTATCCCATATGATAAGCTGCAATCTGGGGCTGAAGTTAAAATTGTATTTTTTGCAGAGATCTGCTACTTCTGCAGCTTTTTGAATATGTTCTTGCCGACTTCCACAGCAAGGCATGAGCCATACTCGATTTGAAGGTACATTGATATCATTATTATGGATATACTTCTCCATGATTTCCTTCACATCATCTTCATTGCGTACAACAAACTTAAACCCAGAATTATTATCTACATGCCATTTTAATACTGCCGGCTTGTATCTCCGCTCTTCTGGATCGCCATTACTGGCCAACTTGGGTGATGTGGTAAATGTTGCTTTGTGCTTGGTAACCCATTCCTCATCAGGAAGAATTGTGGCATTTGTTTCAAAGTCGATAATGGGTGTATAACCATATCTTTGTTTGTATGCATCAATAAATTTCAACAAAGTCTTCTGTTGAATGAGAGGTTCGCCTCCAGTGAGCTTGAGAATGGCACCATCTCTCAGATGACAATTATAGCCTTTCTGAGAGATATACTCAAAAACTTCGTTGAAGGTCATTCTATTCTTTACAGACCAACTTATGAAGCTATCACACCCATTAGGAGCATCGGCGCTAGCAAAGCCCTTGCATGTTAGATTGCACATTGACATGCGCATAAAGACAGAGGGATAACCAACAAACTCACCTTCACCTTCAATTGTATAGAAGATCTTGTCATCACTAAGAAACAGTGTATCAATTGCATCACTCATGTGCTTATTATAAGTTATATCTCTTCGCTTTCAACTAGTTTTTTATGCAAGCTACATGCTATATCATACATTTCTAATGAATGGTTTGAGCCGCTCAAACTATGGTTTGAACCGGCTGTAAGCTTAGCTTGATCTCTGGTCACACGTCTGAATTCTCCCAGAACACACCACAAATTAAAGCTCTCTTCTTCAGTAAGAACAACATTTATTTGCTTCATATATAATATATTATCATTATAAAATAAAAGCTAGTATATTCAACTTATAATATCTTTACCAGTAAACAGGTAGGAAAAATGATTAAATAAATGTGATGTCGAAGCGTGACAGAGCAGCTAAAAAAGTTGCAAAATATGGCAGTAAAGCTGTGCCGTACGGTAAAGATGATGATGGAATCATAAGACCTGATATCTTTCTCAATTACAAGATAGATCAAAAATTTCATTTAAACGAAAGACACAAAGCTTTTGTTGATTGTGCCATGGATGATACATCACAAATCATATTCTGTGACGGCCCAGCGGGGTCATCTAAAACATATCTCGCGGTCTATGTTGCACTGTCCATGTTAAAAGAAAAGAAAATAGATGAGATTATCTATATCCGGAGCATTGTTGAATCAGCAACACGCAAACTCGGCAGTTTACCAGGTGAAGTTGATGAAAAGTTCAAGCCATGGAGCATTCCAATGGTTGAGAAGTGTGATGAATTGGTTGGTAAACAGATAACGAATATGTTATTTGAAAGTAATTACATGAAATGCATACCAGTAAACTTTTTGAGAGGTTCCACATTTGCAAATAGTGTAGTTATTGTTGATGAATCACAAAATTTAGAACATAGTGAATTAGTTACAATTCTTACTCGTTTCGGAAAGAATTGTAAATTATTTGTGATTGGCGATACATTGCAATCTGATATCCATGAAAAATCAGGATTTGCAAAAATGTTGAAAAGTTTTGATACAGACGAAAGTCGAACACAAGGCATATTTGGATATCACTTTACAGAAGAAGATATAACACGCAGCAAGCTGCTCAAGTTTATTGTTAAAGTCATAGCATCCATTAAAAAATAATGTAAATACTGTATTACGCATGAACGCGTCCATACAGAATCAATTCACGTACAACAGAGCATTAACAAGCAATGTTATTGCACTGACTGATTATGCATCAGATGATGTGAAGTATGTTTTTAAGCCTGTTATTATAAAGAAGCAGACAACAGCTTTTCCACTGTTAAGTGTTTTTCAAGGTTGGATATCATATGATCAAAATATTGGGTTGGAGGATTTCATAAGCCTGCCCACACCCACACCCACACTAACAGTGACACCTTCACATACACCAACACGGACGTATACTATAACACCCACATGCACGCGGACCCCCACCAATACACCCACACATACACCCACATTAACACTTTCAAGAGGTTTGACGAGAACACCCACACCAACAGTTACAAGTACACCAACACCTTCAAATACTGCTACACAGGCACCAACGCCAACTGTTACTAATACACGCACAGTAACGCCCACACCAACACGAACACCTACAGTGACTCCAACTGTGACTAATACACCAACAGTGCTCAATATTGTAAACCCAACAATTACATTGTTGTCTATCCTAGGGCCACCGCGGCCATGCAGATTTAGTAAGGTAACTGGGTTTTGTACTGGCGGGGGGTTTACAATTCGCGTGACAGGAGGTCACAATGGCTATAATCCAGCTACAGCTGTATCAATGATTGTTAATAATCAAATACGCGCAACAAAGTTATTAGTTAACGGTAGCACAGACTTATGTTCTTATGATTATGATGCTGGGAATGTATTATTAATACGCGTTGTAAATCAATATAGCCAGATAGCTGATCTTACTGTGGTAATACCGGCATATCCAGACGCTTATCCAAACCCACCATGTTATCCGGATACCCCGTAAATTTTTTCTTGCTTGCAACCTGATTGCTGTAAATGCTACTCAAGTCTTTGCTATCATCCTCTAAGGATTTTATTTGCTGTCTGGCAGGATAATAATCGGCAATATCACCTCCATAGAGTTGTTGTCTGATCTCTGGATGCATGCAATTATTTATTAAATTCCCCAAGACGTACCAGAGAAGAGATTGCTGTAACCAGAGGTTCTTTTGTTTCCTACCTGCGCAGCACGTGATACATCATTCACCGGTGCAGCATTTGTTTTAATATTCTGCTGCACAACATGCTCATCTACTGCATGTGTTTCTTGTAAAGAAGATGCATATGGTCGTACATAATCATATGATGCAATTGCAGAATTTTTATCATGCTCCCACACTTCAACTTTCTCCACCCAACATCTATTCTTTGTAATGCCTCTTACATGTGCATCAGCCACATCAAAACACCATTCTGCTGTCCTTTCAATGCCCACACCCTTATGCATAATTCTAAGATCTGCTGCACCGGCATCATGCAAAGCTTTAAATTGATCTAACAATGGGTCATCTGCAGATACACAAAATGTATGATCAAACTGATTTTCTAAGACTTGCTTGAGCTCCTTTAATCCACCAAAATCTACAACCCAATTTCTTTCATCCAGTCTATCACACTCAAACCAAAATTTTGCTACCAATCTATATCCATGTATATACTTGCAATGACTATCTGCTTTCCACTGCCTGAATGCGCAACTGCCTAATTCTATAATCTTTGTGCTGGTATATTTCAAAGGGGGGCTTTCGTAATATCTTTAATATTATAACAGAATAATTTCAAAAATCAACTGACTTTTCGAAGTATTACTGTATCTGTATTTTGATCTGGGTCTGTTATAACCTCAAAATTTTGCTTTCTTCCACCACGTCCAAGTAATATTTGCACAACCTTGCCACGCGACAGCTGAGCATTAGGATTTGATTGCATGATGCGTGATACTGAATACAGTTCAGGTCCTGTGGGTTGTTCTGCAGAAAGCTGCCATTGCTTCTTCATTGGATCATAGGCAAAGTAATTGCTCTGCTTAAACCCATAACCTTCTGGTGATTTAATAGGCACACCACTCTTATAATAAAATGTTTGTGCAGTACCAGATCCAGGTGAAACAACAATCTTCATTGCATCAATTGTACCAGCACGTGAGCTCCGCATATCAACATCATAAACAAAACCACCCTTGTATTGTTGTTTCTTTGTGATTTTTGCTGGTGATCTTATTCTGTAGCCTGCAGCGTCAACTTCACCTATGTCAACATTCACAGTGGCGCCAGCACCAGGCAAGTTGACTGGTTGATACAGAGATTTTGTTACAGCATCTTCTGTTCTTTTCTCAGCATCAGCCTTCAGTGCACTAGCAGCTGCACCAGTTTTGGCAGCTGCAGAATCTGCAGCATTAAGGCCTTTGTTTATTGTGCCAGTTGCTGTGTTTGCTACATTCCTTATACCGCCAGTAATTGGTGTAATGTCTCCACCTATCACAACATCACGTGCTCCTCTTATGAATTTACCAGGTGCCTGTACAGCTTTCTCAATGCCTGTTGCAGCACCTGAAATGACGCCACCTACACCGGTATTCACAGCCTTGGCGCCGCGTATGTATGTGCGAGGATTTATTATGGCTTTGCCAGTTTTCTTGCCCGCAGCTGTCACATAATCACGCATGCGCGCTTCTGTGACTGGTGCTTCTGTGTCATCAAAAATAAACCTTCTATATATTTCACTTATGTCTTCTTGATCAAAGCCAGCCTGGTGCAACATTGTTTCAATATCAGTGATGTTATTGCAATTTGCAACCTGATGACACGCAGGATCATTTGGTCCTTTGACCTGCGCAGCAATCTGCATTATAAAATTCTTCAAGTTATTAAATTGATCAACATCTTCGTCAGATGTACAATCATCCTCACCGTCTTGCGCTATGTATTCAATCACATCTTCTGGTATATCATCCAGTGTTATTCCATCTGGTACAACCAATATCTTCAACCTTGAATTACATTCATTTAGAACATAGCCTTCATAACTTGCAGCATTTTTAAAATCAAGCTTATCAGCAAATATGGGATCTATTTTTATTCGAATTCTCTTGAGACCCGTTCTTTTGAGGCTTTCCAAAATGACATCTGTATACTTCACGTAATTATTTATGTTGAAATCTCATAAGTTAACGTTATATTATAGTACATATGTCAAACCTAAGGCTAGCTTTTGCAAATCATAACCATCCACATACACAAGAAGAAAAAGAACAAATAATTCAAAAAGCATCCAAAGCTTATGAAGCTTACATGGATGCACTTGGTTATGATTGGCGCAATGATCCTAACAGTGACAATACCCCTCACCGGGTGGCTAAAGCATTTGTAGAAGATTTTGCATGGGGATGCTACAGCAACCCTCCTAAAATTACAGTGTTTGACAATATTGACCAGTATGATGGCATGGTGTGTCAGAATAACATCAAATTAACATCTCTGTGTTCACATCATCATGCACCGTTTACAGGTGTGGCACATGTGGCATACATACCTTCCAAGCAAGGCAAGGTCATAGGGTTGAGCAAGCTTAACCGTGTTGTGGACTGGTTTGCTCGACGGCCTCAAGTCCAAGAAAATCTTACCATGCAAATTCATGCGCACATTGATTTGGTGTGTAAAAAGAACAATGGTGTTGCAGTGATGATTGAAGCCAATCATACTTGTTGCTCCAATCGTGGTATAAGACATGACTCGACAATGCGTACAGCCAGAATGTCTGGTGCTTTTTTAGATAATAATGACAATTCTCGCGCTGAGTTTTATAAATTTGTTGAATTTGCTCAGAATAATCGGCATTAAGAATATTATTTTGATGTATCAATAACTGCGTCAAGCATCTTCAAGAAAGGTGCACCAATTAAAACAGGCTCTTCATTTTCAGAGCGATCTGCAATACTGAAAGGTACATCTTTATACTCTTGTCCGTTGACTTTGATATCAAAAACAACTACAGGTCTGTCTTCTTTTACTCCACTGCCAATGTGAATCTTAATGTTATCCTTTCTTGGCTTTGTTACTTGCTTGTTACCAGCAGTTGTGAAGGTGACATTATCCCCTGCAACTTCTATATCTATACCATGTAGAACATTATATGCTTCATTGCCAGTGTCGACTTTTGCTAGTAATGAACCAATACCATCTATCTCTATTGTTTCATCAATACCCAGAACAACATTCTCCTTGCTCACACAGTTTGGCACCATCTTTTTACCCTTTTTCTTCATTCCTACCTGTGTATAGTGCTTCCAGCACTTCTCAAGATAATACCGCTTAAATGTGTTCATTATACAGGATTATTTAATATATTACAATAAATATTATTATGGCAAATTTAGACAATTCTAGAATTGAGGAAGCTTATAAACTCAAAGTTCTCAGAGAAAATGCTGC